ATGACCTCTGACGTAACTAACCCAAGTGTCAAAGCAGTAGACACCCGTACTTTGGTTTAGTGTGCTGAACCTGTCCTTGTCACTACGCAACACATGCCAGAACTTTGACACAGGGTTTTGTATCCAAGACTTGCCGAACAACTCCCTAACCTTAGCTTGGTTAGCCACCTTCTGTACGGCCCAATTACGAGCCCAAAAAGCTTCTAGTAGGGTAGCTGCTGCCGTTTGTGTAAGACCTGTCTCACGGGCCAGCTTAGGGGCTCCTACGCCATATGTAGCACTGTAGTTAACCACCTTGTAGTTCTTACGCAACGCCTTGAGGCTAACTTCACCAGAGTTGTGCTTGTCAATATCCTCTTGTGTTACAGCACCAGCAAACTTAGCAAGGTCAAGGTGAGGGTCAAACCCGTCCTTAGACATTTCGTTAACATAGTCAGGATCAAGTGGCTTCATGTAATGACGCTTAGTAGTATCCTCTAGGCTTACCATATCAGCACCACACAAAGTCATACCTTCCCGTGCAATCAAGCAGCTACGAATGTCCTCACCGTAAGGCTTGTCCACTGAAGGCAAGTTAACCAGAGGGCGTGAGTGCTTGAACCTAAACGTATTGGTCAGACCACTGATGGTAGCCTTGAGGAACCCGTCTTTCTCGCAGGAGATAAACGACTTGATTATACCAATACGATGCGACAACACAGTAAGACCATCTAGTAGGGCTACACCTTCGTTGACGTCTATAAGACGCTTAACACTAGCACACAGTTCACCATCCTTGCGGATTTGTGGTATCTTCCTTTCTACCATGTTGACACCATCACCTTCCTTAACGAAGTTAAACGTGCAGGGCTCCCAACCCATAGAGAACAGCCAATCCTTCACCTGATCTGGTGAGTTAGGGTTAGCTGGATCAGTCTTCTGTAGCACCCGTAGGCTCTCTGTAGTCAACGGATACTTAGCTTCCGCCAAAAGCTCAAACCATTTAGTAGCACGGGCAGATGGCAGACCGTTCTTTAAAGTCATTCTATCCAGTGCTGGCTTGTGCTTCATAACCCAGTGCTGCTTTTCTGGCATAACTTGGATCAACTGATTGACCTTAACTGCCTTAGCTGCTTCCCACTCAACTAACAGGGCGTTAGCTTTAGCTGTATCAAGACGCCAACCATTGTCAGCTTGCTCTCTGGCGGTCCTCATTTTGGTTGTCAGATAATCCAAGAACCTAAACTTATCGGATGAAATCAGATATAATCGGTCAAGCTTCTTGTCTTGTATCGACCACAGACGAGAGTTAATCTTTACATCTTCCTGACAACGGTGAGCATACTCGTCCTGCGACAAGTTGTCCCAGTCATCTACTACAGGCTTAGGAACACCGAAGTCTTCGCCATAAGATGCAAGACCATGACTGGCCCTCTCTGGCGACAGATACCAACTAACACTTAGAGTGTCTATCAACGTAGCTTTGATAGTAATACCTAAGACCTTTTCGATTGCAGGAACATCAAAGCCAACAATGAAGTGACCGATCAGAGTGTCTTGGCTTAGGAAGAACTCACGCATTTCATCGTAGTCAAAGATAGACACAGGCTCTACCATGTCAGGTGTCTTGTAGCTTACAACGTGTATCTTGGTTAGCTTGTCCAAGAACCCATCAGTTTCAATATCGAATACAGTCATCCTTTTCTCCTCTTACTACCTTTGCCAACATAAACCGTACTACCCATACGAAACTCCGCTACAGCTAAGTAGTCTAAGAACATAGGGTCTAGACCTTTTTTTAAGACAGTCTCGTAACTATCCCCTGCGTAACCCAGTTTTATATTGCAACTCTGACAAATAAACCCCCTAAACATTAAAGTATTGTGGTCATGGTCAACCTGTAGTGGCTCACTTGTGTTCCCACAACACTCGCAGCGATTAGGTTTTAAACTTTCAAACCCCTTTTTTAACCTTCTTACTAGCCTATTCTTAGCGTAATGACAACTTTTACAACTTACGTGAAGACTATCTGCTGCTGTTGGGTTGGCATAATAATCACTCAGAGGCTTACTCTCTCCGCATTTATTACAAGTCTTGTTCTTTTCATCGTAGGTCATATCAATCTCCTGTGTATTGTCTGCACTAACTCTATAGCTTGGCAGTACTCTTCCACTGTAATATCTATCCATTCACCACTTGTGTCACCGTAGGCGCCGAGCAATGTCCAAGCAGCAGGGTCATACTTATCGTCACACCCAAGCCTAACAATAATGTCCTGTGGTCCTTTCTCCTTCGGGACTATTACTGTGTAAACCTCGTTAAAGTTATAGTACTCTTCTGTATTATCCATAGTCCAACTCCTGTAGTGTAAACGTATCCATGTTAAACCGAAGAGAACCAGCGTAACCCTCTTCACTACATGGGCGGTTTTTCTCGACCTTCAAGGTCGTTGTGTTTCTTTCTTGCTCGTCTTCTGCTTCTCTGTCACGACTCAAGTCTATAATAACCGAAGCCCTTTGTCCAATCATTTTACAATACTTAGGATCACCGTCATCATTAGTGTGTGCGATAGTGATGATACCCACATTAAGTTCTGCTGCTAACTTAGACAACCGTACAGACAAATCCGACAACAACTCTTCCTTAGAACTCTCTGACCTACCCGACACTACATCTTGGATAGGCTCAAAGAATACGTACCGAACATCACAAGCCTCACGAAAGTATCTGATCTGTTCACACAACTCCTCAGTACCCTGACCATCACCTAAGAAGAACTGGTAGATACACTCGTTCTTAGCTATCTTCCTGATGGCGTCTTCTACTTGCTCAGTGGCACCCTGTGTGTCGATCAAGTCCCTTCGGGTCACATTCATACCCAAAGAGTAACTAACAAGCCCTAAGAGGCTCCTAAGCTTTGTCTCCTCTAAGTGCCAACTGGCGAATGGTACATTCTTTTGTATCAGGTTATACTCTAAGAACCGCATCACCTCTGTCTTACCGATACCAGTGGGTGCTTTAATGACGGTAAAGTGACCCTGCATGAGTCCCATGATTTTGTCGTCAAGGGATTGTATACCTGTAGGCACAAACTGATGGTCGGGAGTTTCTCTAAACAGCTTAAGGAACTGATCAGCAGTGTTAAGAACATTGTCAGGAACATACTTCTTAGCGTTCCACCAAGCAGACTTAAACTCCTGTCCAGCCCCTGCTTGTAGAAACTCGTTAGCATCTTTGTACTTGTCATGCGACACCCTGTAAGTCTTGTTGGGGAACAACTTTGATATTTTAGTGGCAATAGCATTACCAGCTTCATCCCCGTCAACACTAATGATGATCTTTTCAAAGCTATTGATCCATTCACTACAGTTCTCCCACAGCTTCTTAGAGGGGGTAGCAGAGGGCAACGACACCACAGGGTTAGTGTAGGTGCCAGACTTAAGCATCTGCGACACAGAGAGGGCGTCTAGCTCTCCTTCAGTTATGGTCAACATCTTAGATGATCCAGCGGTGAAGAAGTTCATACCGAACAACTCGTCACCCTTGAACCCGTCCTTAGCCCAAAAGCCTTTCTCTACTAGGTTACGAACCTTAACGCCACCACTAGGGTACTTGTACTCTTGTGTGGTATCAAAGGTCATAACACCGTAGTCTTCCATAGTAGAGGCTTTGATGCCCCTCATGTCAACATACTTGCCATCACCCGTAGTGGGTATGGTCTTTGTGGTCGGGATGTATTCGCTCATGTTTCCTCTTTCCTTCTTCGGGTACTTGTCTTCTGCCCAGTCAAATGTTTCGTGTGATCTATTGGCAGGGTAGCCCTGTCCGCAACTGTGACAATAGCCAGTGCCTTCTGTATTGTAGGCAAAGGCGTCAGACGAGCCACAGGCTACAAACGGACAAGGTTGGTGTGATATTTCAGTCATCGTGTTCTCCTATGACGCTCAGGTCATAAACCTCTAGTATGATCTACATATCATATGGCAACAAAAACACAAGGGTAAACTTTATTTTTATTTGCCTCTTGACAACAAACAAAAGTGACCCACCTAACATAAGGGCCCTTTAGTTAAACATAAGTTTTTAACTATTAGTATTAAACATAATAGTAATAACTTATGTTAAACTTATGTTAGTCACTAGCGGGTAGCTTTC